TTTTACGAAACTTGAAGATAACATTATGCTCACCATTTTCATCACTGAATTGGTCGAGAGCATACAGGTCTGTATCCTCTGTAATTACTGTGTCAAAGTGTGACTCGTCAACAAACTGCCCGAGCAACTTCTCACAGTTCTGCTTTTCAATTGTAAGAACTTTTACCATATTTCACCTCTATTTGATAACATACTATATAGACAAGCAAAAGTCAAGAGTTTTACCAATGTCTTATGACACCTGCGCAGATAAAGAAGCAGGTGACCCAATTTACGAACTGTAGAGCCATGCGGATATAGAGACCACGTCTGGCTTGCTGCATAGTGAGGATAGGAACTTTCGGTTCATCCTCATCAGTTCGACCAATATAATAATCAAGCGCACGCGCTACGATCTTTTCCCAAGTTCGATACTCAATCATGATTCTGTTTCCCAACTATGAATATAACCATACCTTTCAATGTTACTTATCACTTCATCCACATCATTGATCATATCGCCGATGGGAAGATATCCTATCGCAAGTCGCTCATCACCCCAAGAATACTTCATTTTATCCTCAACTTGATCATAGAAGTCTTTCATATAAGGCTCTAAATCTTCGAATAAAAATGTGTGATTGGAAAAAAACTGCACTAAACTTGCATTATAATTATGTGTCAATACTATTTGTTCAGCAGGGCAATTTACATCTTGATCAAGAAACAACTCGAGAAAGTGTTTTCCCACATGGGGATAATTCATATACAACTTACCTTGCTTCGGTATTTCGAACATCGAGTAACTTTCATCTAATAGAGGTTCACCCTCGTCAACACCACTCAAAGCCCATATTTTCGTAATACCTCTCTCAGTTGTTTCTAACTCATGGATCAAGTCATTGAATAAAGAGAGTGCGCGCCAAAGATCTTTATCATGTTTATGGCGATGCAAATTTTCAGGAAAGTTGGTGTGCAGCTTATTTAAATCTTCAGGCGTGTAATCTATACTGAATCCTAAACTGTTCAACCTTTCAACTATGCTTTCTAAATCAGATTGAATAGTCGATACATCACGAAACCCATTAATTTGTTTATGATTGATTACTTTATCTACATTAGCCAATCTATCATAAATGAGTTTTACAGTGGGATTATCATACAACTCGTATTCGATCTTGTATTCTTTACTTTCCCCTACATATACAGAAAGCCTCATTCAAAATCATCCACAACTACCCCAGCAGTCATCAGGAACTCTAATCCACTTCTCGTTTTATATGGGTGTTTCCACACGACACGAGATATACCTGACTGATAAATGAGTTTAGCACAATCGAGGCATGGTTGATGCGTGGTGTAGATTGTTGCACCTTCACAACTCTCAGAAGATCGAGCTACCTTTGCGATGGCATTAGTCTCAGCATGTAACACTTCTGGCTTTGTAACAGGGCGATTACCATACTCGTCTGTCGTCTCACATTCATTTGTCCAGCCAGCAGGCATGCCATTATAACCGATCGAGATGATGCGGTTATCTTTCACGATGACTGCGCCAACCTGTAGACGCTTCGCTGAGGATAGTTTCGCATATACCTCAGCAGCTTTCATATGCGCTTTATCCCATTTATCCAACTTTTCTACAGGTTTGAACCCGTCACTAAACCCTAATCCCATTAAATACTCCATTCATGTCCAGCCATCTTCAAAAATTTCATCGCCCAGTAAATGTGACGTTTGCGACCAGGATGCATTAAATCTCTTGCCAAATCATACTCTTCGAATAATGTAAAATACTCATCATCGTAATCATGTTGACTATGATATAAAGGTGTTTCGAACTGATCACACACCGATTTAATTGCTCGCATAGTTTTTTCTCTATGCAGCTGCCACTCATCCTCATGCTCAAACCTAATACCTACTGGTTCGGGGTGATGAATCGCTGAGTGGTTAATCCCCCTAAACATATGTGTGTGAGTTTCATATCTCACACCAGGAGGCTCGAGCAGAAATACACTTGATGGTCTTATCTTTGGCAACCATGCTAACAATACGCGAAAGGCAGAATCTAGTGACCCTGATGGTATGCCCATATTATAACATCTATATCGCAATGTATTGCCGACGAGCGTTGGCCATATTTGACCAACTGGCATACCAACACCAAATGTAGTAGAACAACCTAATGCCATTACGCTGCGTGGTTTTTTCTCAGTCGGCATTTCGATATTACGAAACCCATGAGAGTTGATTTGATATGAAAGTTCGACCCAATCATTTATTTCAGGTTTATCAGGATTATATTGATATCTGTGTCCCACGCAGCGCGGGTCAGGAGGAAGGGGGATCCAGCCATGCTTTTCGAGTTCTGCGCGGTTATCGGTTAGATTAGTTTCATACTGTTGCTCAGTATCGGTAGAGTAAAACGTGTGCGTTTCGCTCACCTCTGGGCGACCATTAGCAAAAGACCACTCGGGCTTCATACTATTTCCTATATGTCAGGTGTGCCCACATTCGAGCCCAGAAACCTTTTTTCTTCCATTCTTCACGCACTTGAGCGTGTTGATTGAAACTCTTATATACCTTTTGCGGTGGGTTCTCAATCAGTTTCACTAAATTCATCTTTATCTCCATTAGATACAGCATCGGCGACATCTTTTAAATACCATGACGCAAATTCAGGTTGTTCTTTCAAAAATTCAATTACCTGTGAGTGAGTCATTTGATCAGACAAAATCATATCTTTCCACATATTATATTGCTTCTCTGTATTCTCACCCAATCGTTGTAAGAATGTGAAATTGCTAATCATCTATTTACTCCACCTAATATAATTTCAAGTAATTTACGAGCGCGTGTGCGCGACTTACTCACATCAGCATCTTTCAACACTTCTGTCAATTCATTTTCTGTGACTTGTTCGACAGGAGAAGGCGTGACAGGAGGAAGACCAGCTTCCTCCTCCTTCACGGGAATAGGTTTATGCGTGCATGCAACTAGAAAAAGTAAGGCGATTGCTGTTAGTATGGCAACGCTACTTATTTGCTTCTTCATGTTCTCTCATCCATCGATTAAATTGTGCGCGACCGACCTTTTTTTCGACCCAATCGAGAGCAACAGCAGTTCCCCAAATAGAACCCTTGCCGTGCCCAAGCCAGTAACCTACCGCATATGCAATGATTAATGATACCATAGCGACGATAGTGTGTGTTATTACACCCATGCTTGAAGTCTCCGCATTTTTTCGATTTTATGTTCAGCGTGACGTTTTTTCAGCCACTCTTTATTTAGGTCAACATAACTATCGAAATCATGCAGGTCATCACCATATCCGCGACGCTCGACACAGTTCTCAAACCACATAGATTTAGCAAAATCCAAAAATTCAACTTCCCACGATTGCATTGTAAATATCCTCCCAATTCTTTACAGTTTTGAAATCACCTTTAGCTTTCATATTATGACCATGCTCCATCAAAAGAGCATTGTAACCAACATTACCACCTAACTCGGCATTTATTACCTTATCTTCAATCCAGTAGCAACCTTCATATTTCTCAGTCAGATTGATCAACACCTCATCTTTATCAGCACCAGTGTCGAGGCAGATAACTTCCTCGAACGTGTTCTTGCCGAACAACTTGCCCAAATTACGCTTCCGAAGTTTCTGAGCATAAGGATCGACAGACAAACTCGTTACAGCGATAAACTTGTATTTGTGTTTCTCATGGAGCAGCTTGATATAATACTGCGCATCGCGCAGAGGCGGCAGGAAGCCTATAGCAGCTGAAGCATTGAATTGACGAACAAGCTGATCAGATACTTGTTTCGTGATACCGAACCGCTTATCTACACCATATTTGAATTGATAGTCTTTGACGAGACTATGACCCATGTGTTCCATCCATACGATGAAACTTTCTTCCCAGTCGAGAACTACACCATCAATATCAGTTAAGATATCTTTCGTCTTCATGGAATTCTTGTAAGTCATTATTAATCTCCTCATACATATCTTCAGCCATACGGACAATATCCTCGATCATACTGCTATCACCAAACTGTTCAAACACGGCGTCGAGAACTTCGCCGATGTTGGTGTTGTAATTAAGACACACAGTGTCCATTACTGCCTTTTCAAGATCTGTGTAAAAATTACGCATTTTCAAAACCCATTACGCTATGTTCAACTACAGTATAACGGTCATCGCCATGAATGTCAAGATAATTCCGACCCTCAAGAACTTTTTGACGCACGAAATATGCAGCATCGTCCATCACTTGCTCCATTGAATGAGCATTGATTTGCTTTCCACCAAAAGAACCATTAGCGAACTCAATTACGATATCAGCAGTAAACATAAGCATTTCCTTTCATCAACTTATATATTCATTATACTATATTTGACAGAAATGTCAAGCATTTTCTTACTATAAATATCTAACAATAACAATAACTTAAAATTTTTTTGAGAAAATAATGGCTAAAGGAAAGCGTTCTTCGGGAACAACATATACCTCTAAGGGTGAGCGTCGTAATGTATCTAAGTCGACAACGAAAGCTATGCGTCGACACAAATCAGTCCTACAAACTGCTTATGATAAACATCTTGCTGCTGCTAAAGGCAAGAAGACGAGACCCTTTTTAGAGGGCATCGCCGAATATCGTAAGAAGTTTATCGATGGCTCGAGCATCTAGATTTTTCGCATTTAAAACACGGGATGAATATTGGATTGTAGATGAAAATAATCTACAAGATGTTCCCAAACCACGCGAGTTGTTAATCAAACTCTCTACTGTAGAGGCAATTAGAGAGTATGTAATCACACAAAATAAATCAGAATCACCTATCGTTGATAGGTGTAGGGATAGAACTGGTTGGCATACACCAGAAGGTCGTGAGCGCATACGACAAGCTAAACTGAACAATCATCCACATAAAGATGGTCTAAGCGAAACCCATAAAGAAAATATCAGTAAGACGATGAAGGGCACACGGCGTGGTGAGTTTAATCCTATGTATGGTAGGAAACACTCACCTGACACTATCGCTAAAATTCGTCAAAAGGCTTATGAAAGACCAAAGCGTCGATGGTGCGTAGAGCCGAATGGTCAACCACACTTACGACCTGTGACTGAAGAACTACCAGAAGGATGGCAGTGGGGCAGGTTTTACGACCCCTATAAACCAATCGAGGATTAGATCGTGCTGTTCAGGTCCAGCGTGAAACCCATCGCGACCACCCTTTAGATATTTGTCATCTATGGGAAAGTGTTCAGCAAAGTATAGATTATAGTCACTACAAATGTTTTGAATCGCCTCTAAATTCTTAGCGCGATTGACTCTTTGATTTTGATCACCACTCACGTAATCTAGAAACAATTTACTTTGGAATTTAACTTCATCTGTAATTTTTGCCCGAGCGAGTCGGCGAGCAGGTAGTGTTGTCCACGAACCCGACACAAATATCTCATCTGATAAAATAAACTCTGACCGATATGGCGCAGGTTCGAGCAAATAGATATTGGTGGGTTGAATCTCAGGTAGCCATGCAGCCAACAATCTAGTCACTGTATCTAGACAGCCACCCGATACACCTAAATTCACGAAATGCCCTTCACCATAAATGTGATGGTGTTTGTATGCCCATGTATCTTCTAGATTGACACCCAAACCAAATGTATGGCTGTCACCTACATAAAGGTCACAACCATACTGGATATCTGAAAAATCGAAGTCGTTTCTAAACCCTTCAGCGTTGAAACGATATTCAATGCAATCCTTAGTCCACCCCTCTGGTTGGTTCTTATCAAACCACCATTCTAAATCTGAGTGAAACCATTTTTGGGATGTGCCCCGCATATCCCATTGTGCATCAATCGGTCTTTTCAGCAACTTTCTTTTTCCTCGGTTTTCGAGTTTTATTCCACTCAGTGATACCGAGATCTGGTAGCAGCTTCTCCAGTTTCGGATACAACTTCAACAGTTTACCGTCTTTGATAGCTGTCAGAACAGCAGCCTCTTTATGATGCAAACCTTCAAGAATCTGCATCCAGTTCATTTCTTGTTTCCATGTTGGGAGATTACGAAGGTTGCCCTCTGGATTCAAGAAAGTGCTGATACGACGCCACTCCATCTGGATAGTCGTATCACCCATACCTTCAGGCAGAGACTTATCAATTTTCGTAGTCTCGGGCATGCCTTCAGGCAGACCCCACTCAGGTTTCTCAGCACCAGTGCCGATACGCACCATCGGGACAACAGTTTGGTTTGTGGAAGCCCACTCTTTCAAACGAGCGATCTGCTCCTCTTTTGTTTTTGCCTCGAAGACCCAATCGAAACCTTCATCAGCTTGTCTAAATTTTTTAGCCATTATACAGTCTCACTTTTATATTCATCCACATAACCATCTTTAGATTTTGGGATATATTTACGAGTATGCGTTTTTTTCATCAATTGTTTCCCGACCCATTCATACACAGTGTATTCTTCGCGGGAATATGTTTTACCCTTTTCAGAGTCATATTTACCGAATGGATTGCTCATTAAAAATCCTCCGCAACTTCCATCATATTTCTCAGCCGATATTTTACAAAATAATTTAGCAAGTGGACACGACTCTTATCCTTTTGCTTCTCATAACTACTTATAATGTCATCTTTGATCTCTTGTGGAGTCATTGATAGATCTACAAGCTGTTTGTTACGAATATATCCAGCTGCCAACTCACCCGTTATAAACTCTTCTGGCTTCATCTTCTTCCACTCAGCCAAGATGTTTTTACGAATAGGCTTTTGGCGCTTACCTTCAGTGACAAATGTATCATCTGCACTCAAAATATTTGGAACACCGTCACCTTTATCGCCAGTGATAATATGTTCGAGCAACACTTCAGTAGGGCTCTCAGTCAGCTTCACCATCTTTTTCTTCATGGGTGAATATTGAGAAACATTAGAAAACTTCTGTAATTGCTGGAAGTCATGATCACCAGAAATAATAATTACTGGTTCAGGTTCATCGAACAACGCACCCTCTTGAGATGTCTGACTATACTCAGCCAATGTTCCGATTACATCATCAGCTTCTGCGCCTTCAATATCCAACACGGGGTATGGCATAAATTCATCTAACTCATTACGAATCATATGCAACGCATCAAAGATAGATGCCCAATCATGACCACTTGCATCACGCGCCTTCTTACGAGCAGCCTTATAGTAAGGATATACTTCACGCCTCCAGTAACGTCGATTGTCACAAGCGATAACTACCTCACCAAACTCTGCGCCAAAGCGTTTGCGATAACCACGGATTTGGTTTAGAATCATGTGACGCAATAAGTCAACATTGATTTCTACACCAGGGCGTCCTCGTGTTTCAGCCATAAAATTAGAAATGAAGGTTTGGTTATAATCAATAATAATCATACCTCTTCCTCCTCATATTCATCTTCGAAGCCCCAACGATATCCGAGGTCATCGTAATATACACCATGTTGACGCTTTATGTTACCATGTTCGTCATAGGCAGGAACAAGGCAACGCCATTTAGTCAGCTTATCCATATTCTCACCATAAAAATTGTCAGCCCAATCACCATCACGCAGATACTTATTCATGTTGCGAATGTAACCTTCGAGGCTCTTCACCTCAGCATGCGCACCCTTAACATTGCGGCGTTCTTCAGCTCGAGCTTCTTTCAGCTTTTCCTGATTAGCTTTGATCCACTCACGAACCTTCACATAAGATAGATAGTATTCGTCAGGATATGCTAGAACTTTATCGCATACATTAGCAGGTTTTTGGTTGGGATTTTTAGCAGCTTTCGCTTCACGAGCTGCTT